TCCTACGGGGTTCCTTGTGAGGATGTTGAGCATCGGGCGCGTTGGCTGACCGGTATTCAAAAAGACGATACCAACAGACGTACCGACTGCGGCTTTTAGTGTCTCAATACCAATGTCCGTTCGGATGAGCTCGTTCGTCGGGTTCGTATCTGCTGCGTCTGGCGTGAACTGATAGACCGAGTGCGCCTTAAAGGAGAAGTATGCCCCGTCATGAGGGATTACGGATTTGATACCGTCGCCCCCTTGGTCTTGGCGCACGACAAAACCCTCACCCGCAAGGCGCGTTGCGGACTTTGAGAAGTCTGTGACGCCCTTCGCCGATGAGTCCTCCCACTGATAGTCAGCAGTTATAGCTTGCGCGTTCATTGGCGCCGTGTCGAACGTCACAGAAATTGCTCCCGTGGTGTAGTTGATAGTACCCTCGCCCCCCTCACTTCCTGTGAGAGTGCCGTCATAGTTATCGGTGAAGGTCTCGGTGCCGTCAGTGACCGTGACGCCAAAGCAAGTGCGACGTGCGCCTCCAGCCTTAAAAGCGAGCGTACCAGTGAACGCCACTTCTGTGCCATCACCCGTGCCGACGTTCTCTGTGGCGACTGGAGTGTACACATCCGAGTCCTGCGCGTCGATATACGAGCCATAAAGACCCGTCTTATCTTGCGCAGTATTCCACATAATCATGCGCCCCTTGTCAATGAAGGAGTGCCCCTTGAAGTTCTTGGTTGAGAGGTAGACGTCCGAGTAGGAGGCGGGGTTCGCGGTGACAATCTTAAAAAGTCCGTCAGTTGGACCCGTGATGTAGACGAAGTTACCCGCGAGCGATGCGTAGTTACTGAACGTGACGATCTCACTTGAGAGACCCGTAATAACGTCGGTCCACGTTGAGCCGTTCAGATACTGCACCTTACCCCCGGTGTTGTCGTATATTTTCCTAAAGCGCACCACGTCGCCATTTGTTTTGAAAGCGGTGTGCTCGGCGAGGACTTTCCCCGCCGTGCCGACTGCGCCCTGCGCTTGGCGACCGTACATCAACTCAATCACGCCGTCGCGGGTGAGCCATCCGATACTTTCCTTTGCTGCGTCAGCAGGAATAAGCTCCTCGCTGATAAGGTTGTGAGTTCCTGAGACGAAGGCGGGGACTGAGCTTTTGCTTACTGCCATATTATTTTTGTACGAGGCGACTGTTCCACATAATCATACGTTCGAGCACTTGTTTACCGAGCTCGCGGTTTTCGTTCGCGTAGCTCTTTGCTTTGTCGGAGTGTTGCAGGACGAAGTCGTCAGCGACCATATCATGGTAAATTGCGTCATGGTATTCGCGTGGGAACCACGGCTCATCAGTATCGCCGAGTACCGGCATACTTGCCTGATAGTCGTACTCGATAGACTCTGCGACTGATGGTTGCTTGGTAAACTCAACGCGCTGGTTTGCGAAGTCAATGAAGGCGTAGCCGTCCGTGTTTCGGTATTGACGCCTATCTGACCAAGAGATGACGCTGTAGGGTTTGTAGGTTGTACCACGGAAGATGACCGGGCGGTTTGCGTAGTAGTTGCTCTCTGTGTAGTTGTTGTTCGCAACAAGTGAGAGGAAGTCGGACTCCAGTGCGACGTAAGGAACTGAGGTGGACGTGGTGCCGGTGCCCTCTTTCTTCGTGCCCTCCCAGACTCGGTTGGTGTTTATTTTGTTGTACACCTTATCAAACAAATCCGAGAACTCCTGGGTAGAGAGCTCGGATGTGTCGTCTAAGTACAGCTGTGCCTTAACTATGATTTCTTCTTTGGTCATTGGGTGTGTATATTAGCGCCCTCATCCCAGCCCCAGTGGGGCTGAGTGAAAGTACTATGCTACTGCAATGTGTACGTCGAGGAACTTCTTTGAACCATCTGTGAAGGTCTTGAGACCAGCGAGATAGTGTGTGAAGACGTTTGTTCCACGTCGGTCTGCGGTTGCGCGCATGTCAACTTCTTTCAAGTCCTGAACGACAAGGTCAATCGCTCCTCGCTTACCGTAGTATGCGTGAAGGATGTTTGTGTCATCTCCGGACATTGTAGTTGCCCATACGATGCGTCCTGCTGCTGTGATAGTAAGAGTGTCAGTTGCGTCTACGTATGTAGCAACAACCTGTGCGTTTCGAAGAGTAGCGCGGTCAGCTGCTGATACTTCAAAGTATCCAGTTGCGCTATCTTTACCGGTTGCTGCACCGTTGATCATGTTCGCAAGAATTGCTCCCTGCCCGTCAACTGAACCTGCTATGTCGAACTCTCCTGGGTTTGCAGGAACTGCCTTAGCTGTGAAGGTTACACCGAAGAGAGAGATAGTCTCGTCTGCGGTTGCAACGTCTACAGCTAGGTTAACTTCTCCCTGGAGGTTTTCAGAAACGTAGAGCACAGCGTTGCGAACAACACCTGCGTATCCGTTCTTGAATACTGAACCAGCGATGTCGATGTCCTTTCCGAGAAGGTACTGTTCGATGTCTGCAGCTGCGTAAGCGTCTACAACGAGAGCCATGTTGGTTGAAACCTCCTGGTTCTCCTTGTGTCGAAGCTTAGCTGGCATTCGAGTAACCATCTGTGGAACAGTGGTTGTACCGAGGGTGATTCCTACACCGGTTGAAGAAAGCGTAGTAAGGTCTCCTGTGTCGAATGTGTTTGCTGCGTTTGCAACCTCAGAGAAACATCGGTAGTCAAGGTCTTGTGCAACGAGGTGCGCAATCTTTCCTCCGATAACTTCTCCTGGGTTCAATGGTCCTGCCTGAGTAGCCTCACCATCGCTGATGTGGAATACTGCTTCTCTTTCAAGGTTGATTGTAAGAAGCTCTGGAGTATCGCTGATAGTGTCGATAGTAGAAGCGCTTCCGCGTACTACGTCTCGTACTTGTACTTCTGAGATGTCAAATTTGACACGCTCAACTGACTCACCGAATCGTAGTGTAGATTCAAAGCGAGTGTTCATGATGTCCCGAGCGACAAGCGTTTTCTGGAATAGTTCCTGGTACGCGTTATCGAACTCCGGCTTAAAGTCCGTTAATGAAATATTAGTTTCCTTGAGCTGCCACTATCGCTGAGTATTTCTCAGCAAAGCTTGACTCTTTCCATATCGTCAATTGATGACATGGTCGGCATAGGGTTATGCCGTTGGTTAGGGTAAATAAGTTGTCCTTGTCCTCTCGGACCGGAACAATGTGATGGGGTTCAAGTTGCCCTCCTCGGGTGTCACACTCTTGGCAGGTGTAATCATCGCGCTCAAAAACTTTCGTGCGCCACTCCCGCCATGCGGCAGTACTGCGGTACCTTCGGTTTTCAGGAGTAATGCCACCCTGCCAATTCCAGTGCTTTTCCCCACGTCTTAGCTCAGAGAGCTTCGCGCGTGTTTCAGCCGAAACTACTTGACCGAGATGCGACTCACGCATCTTCTGTTTGGATTCTTCCGAAAAGGTTTTTCCGTACAGGGGATGGTTTGTCTTATCGGCAAATCGTCGTCGGTTTGCATCAGAGATTTTCTCGCGAGCCTCAGGAGTGTGCGTCTTGCCCGTCCAGTCAAGATGTGAAACATCTCGTCCGAGCGCGGCTTGGCGCATTTTCTCCTTCGTCTCACTGGTGTGCTTGAAACCCAATCGTCCATTCCCCTTACCCGCCTTAGAATCTCGAATCTTCTGCTTCGTTTCCTCAGACATTGTTTCTCCTTTCTTCATAGGGATAAGGTTTATGGGGTTACCCGTTGCTGCCTTACAGAGGTATACGGTCAGTCAAACCTTCGTTGTACTGTCGTTTTAGCTCCGGGTCGGCAAGGACTTCTCGGCGATACGCTTGGTCCGTGCGAGCACGGTCAAGGTCCACTTTGCTGTCCTTAGCACCACCACGCGGCGTGGTAGTTTCAATGGTCCGTCGACCACTGATGGCGTTGCCATACGCCTCTTCGAGAAGTTGAGCATAGGTCTTGTCTTTGTTTGCGGGATTGAACGCCATTTGGCGGATCACCTCAACATTGACAATGTCCTTGTACTCGGGCGCGTTCTCAAGTGCTGCATTTAAGTGCTTCTCAAATGCGACGTTGAGTTGCTCCCGACGCTTATCTTTCTCAATTTTGTCAAGCTTGTCTGCAAGTGCCTTAACATCTGGACGGTCTTCTATTTCCTCATCCTCAACATCAGGGTCTTCCTCAAGGTCTGCTCGTAGTGCATCGAGCTCCTTTTGGAGCGCTTTGCGCTTCTGCTTTTCAGCAACGAACTTACTGAGGGGAACTGAGTCGGGCTTTTCGGCTTTCTCTGATTGCTCAGACTTCGCGGGCTCGTCCTCGTGTAATTCAGCGACCGTTGGCTCTGCTGGTGCCTTCGATTCTGCTTGCTCTTTGTTATCCGTTGTCTCGGGAGTCTCTTTAACCGCAGACTCGTTCGTAGTTTCTTTATCCATATAAAATGATTACTAGTTATTACCAGGTAGCCTGGTGGATGATTAACCGCCCTCCAACGTAACTCTATTATACCACACGACATAATTAGTAGCGTGTCCACTACACGTCTCGAAGGTACTGCAACGGGGAAGAGTACCCAGCAAAGAGGCGTGTAGTGGACACACCGCTATTCGCGGAGTGCCTCTTCGAGTCGCTCGTTTGCCACTTCCTCGCCCTCCTTTGCGTTCAGGAGGAGCTTGGCCGTCTCAAACTTCGCACTCATGTCAGCGATAATCGCAAGCAGTTCTGTGTGCGACGCCGTCCGGTACGACGCACGAAGCCTCTGCATCGCGTTCACCGTGTCCTTTATGAGGAGGTTAATGAGCGTCTTACCCCCGGCAGTTGACGCGAGAGACGATATGTCGTGAAGTTTCTCGACTTGCTCCATGACCGCCTCAACGTGTTTATTTTTCTTCTCCGCCATCCGTTTCTTCAGTTACTTCTGATTCGACGAACCCGAACTTGTCGTAGATAACTTTCAGCACGTTCTCGTAGTGTCCGAGGTGCTCCTTAACTTCCGCAAGCTTCTTCTTTGACTCGCCAAAGACGCGCCTGTTTTCGTGCAGGTACGCTGCAATTGCAAGCATTTCCTCAGTCAGCGCAAAGATTCCAGGGTGGTTACGCTTGACGTTGTCGAGCACACCGCCCGTTACTTTGAGCTGTGCTTCAAGTTCGCGTTCCATCTTCTCGAGCTGCGCTTGCTGCGCCTCGATGTTCTCAATTGTAAAGTGATTCGTGAGGTTCGTCCTTGCAATCACTGACTTCTTAAAGTTCTCGTTCTGCTCGCTCATCTCGAAGTGATCTGGGTTCACTTCTGTAGCCCTGCTTTTTCCCGTTTGTTTTTTAGCCATTGCTATGTATTTTGTTGAATAACGTCCTGCACCGGCTGCGCTGGTCCTGGCATCCTGAGCTGTGGCGGTTTACCACCAGCCATCTGACTCTCCATTTCCTTCGCTGCCTGCTCACGCGCCGCGCGGATCGTATTGCTCATAATAATTTCCTCAAGCCCCGAAACGTAGCGCGTCATACGACCGAATTGTTCTGGTGTCATATCCTCTTCGTGGTCCATCATATAGTCCACGAACCGTTGCATATACGCTGCGTTTGCTATCTTATTAGGCTTGACGTTCTGCCCATCGAGGATGTCCTCAATGTCGCGCTCTGCCTCACTCATCACCTCAGCCGTACCGCTCTCGTCGAGCTGTAGAAGTTGGCGAATCTTCTCGGGCACCACACCCGCGACCTCAGCCAAGCCTTCAATGACCACCCGCTGATTTGCAAGGTCTGCGCGACCGAGGAGTGATGAGTAGAACGCGCCCTGCGTTCGCTTCTTCTGCTCAGAGAGCGCAAGTTCTGAGTTGCTTGACTCGACAATCATCCCGAAAGTATCACCCTTGCGGAAGATGTCGCCTCGCCCGATGTTCTCAACCTCAATGCCGTCAGGACCAACGACCTCGACCGCAACCTTTTTTGTGAGGTGCTCATCCACTCCGAGCTCATAAAGATGCCCGAAGCGCCTGTAACCAAAGGAATAGCTCTTATTAAAGAGCCCGAAGCGGTCCGCTGCGTTTGCTTGGTTCCCTTCGTAAATGGTTGCGCGACCATCCGTGTCCTCAACACCAAGCGTACCAGCGGTAACGCCAGACGCATGTTGCTTGATTTGCTCAAGCGTGTCGAACACCTGGAGGGGTGTCTCGAGCGCTGGCGTCTCAACTGACTTAATGGCGCTTGCCGACGTACCTGGTGCAACTTCAATATAGCCGTCGCGGCGATATTTGAGCTGTGAGAGATCCTCAATAGCTGAGACGTCGATAATCCTTTGAGGCTTGTTGATGCGCTCCGCGTTGTCGAGCATTTGGTTGATACTCACTGCCTGCGCCATGATGAGTTCCCTGACATAGTCACACGGACTTGGTGTCCAGAACTCTGTCAAATCAGGATACGCAGCGTATGTCCAGAAGGGAAAGAGGTTCGATGCGAAGAGCTCGGTGAGAGGTACAACCCTGAGCGCTATTGCTCCTGTCTCCGAGAGAAGGAGGTAGTAGCGCTTTCCTTTGTACGTGGTGTACCACTCCCAGAGAATGAACTTATCCTCTGTCGTCTTCTCTTTTCGTGTTGCGTGCTTGTTTGCAAACGCGCGGTTCTGCTTATTGGTCTCCTCTTGCGTATGCGTGGTGTTGTTCCCTGCACCCGCCAAAAGGACACGCACACTGTCCTTTATATAACGGACATCGTTCTCAAGGTCACTTCTGTCCTTTACGACCCCATAACGCCCCATATACCGGGCACGCTCGAGGTCGATTCCGCCAGCTGACGGATCAATCAAAAAGTCATACACATCCACGTTTTCGAGGTGCGCCTGGTAGCCACCCTCGCTTGAGGCAGAGTAAGAGAAGATAGCGCGTCCGTAGAGGGTCATCTGCTTTTTGCCCGCAATGTCCTTTATGTCCCAGTGGTCGCGGTCAGCGTCATAGTCCTTAAGAGCATTGAGACGCTTCACGCGCTTGAGCTGACTTTCTTTTCGCTTAATGAACGTGAAGGTGAGCGCATTGTCAATCTTTGAGAGTATCGTGTGAACGTGCTGCTGCATCTGCCCGAGGTCGACGTTTGCACGTGACTCTTCAGGTTTTGCCTTATTGCCGTAATAAAGGTCCTCGTTCTTCTGCCACGTGGCGATTTTACCCGCCTTATGACGTCGTGCGAACGCCATTTCCTCGAGAGCTTGCGAAACTATTTTGTCGCGCGTCTCTTTTCGTATTGTTTTTGCCATATATGTGTATATTATAGCACACTACATACCTGCACTCGTCAAGAATTGAGGGTCTAAAGCCCGATGTCTGCAAAAAGTGGTGCCTCTTCCTTCGGCAACGAGCCTCTTCGGGAGTTTGAATGGGCGTATTTGCGCATCTGCCAGGCGATAACGCAGTTGTGTACTAAAATATTATTGGCAAAGTATTCAGGTGCGTCTTCGACCTGGATATTATAAACTCTCTCGAAACGCTTTCCGTCGTCTGAGAGCGGCGCACTCTTTAGAACAGCGCTTTTGGTGAGGTATTGCGGTCTGGAAAACTCGTCCACATACGACACATGTTCGATCACTCTTCGGGTTTCTTCGCTGGGCGTACTGGAACTCCTGCTTGCACTCGCGAGAGCAAAACTTGGCGTTGTGTGCAATGGACTCAAAAGATTCACCACAGACCGAACAAGTGTAAACAGTTGGCTTTTTATTCTTGATATGCTCTCGCACACCGCGCGTAACTTTCTCGCGGTTTTGCTCAAGCGTTTCCCGAATCGCCTCTCGACGACCAGGTTCCTCCATGTGCCGCCGCATATGCTCGCTACGGCTGAGGAGCTCCAGATTTTCAATGGAGTTATTACTTGAGTCGCCGTCCTTGTGATGTACCGCAAAATTTTTCGGAATGGCGCCGTGATGGTCGATCCAAACCCTGCGGTGAAGATAGACGCCAGAGGTGCGATTTGTCGCCCCACCCATGAAGTAGACGCGGTGGTTTCTGTGGGGAGAGTCTGGGTAGCGACAATATTTTGTACCTCGGTATACGACGCACTCTCTATGACCTTCTTTTTTGTATTCCATATGTACAGGGTATCACCACCCCCAATACGTGTCAAGTGCTTTGTTTCGTTGCCGTTGCAAATGACGGGGTGGTTTGGCGTGCCGGTTAAGCCGATATGAGTAATGACTTCCTTCATACGACTACTCGTCGCGACAATTTTCTTATACCCCTGGCGTGTCATCACGCGATCCCCCACGGAGAGCGACTCAATTGGTCGCTGCCCGCGGTCGGTGAGGACATGCGTTCCCGCCACAAAACACGCAGTCAATAGGTCGAAGTGGCGCGTGACGAGTCCGTGCTTCGCTCCTGAGAGGTCCATTGACGTGTATGAGCGCATTTCCTTCAGTACGTTCTTATCGTAAATCTTTATGAGCCCGTCGTTATAGTCCTTTCGGAACTCAAAGAACATAAGAGGCTTTGTTTTGGAGGTCGTCCGCCACCCGAGTTTCTCCGTCTGACGCACCTGTCGTTTCGACACTTCGTCGCGCTGACTATAGATATGTGGATACCCGCGCATCGTCGCGAGCGTAGCGTGCCCCGTGTTATTCGCCTCTGGTGCGATGATACAGTTGCCGAACTCGCGACCAACGCGCGTGAGCTCGTGACCAAATAAGTCTGGGGGGATATTGTTATTAAAATACGTTGCAACGAGTACGCCGACATCGTTACGGTGTACGCCAAAGTCAAAAAGCGCAAGGGTATTCGCGTCCTTACCAACACCTTCACTGGTATCCGCACCCATACCATAGGCGTGGTGCTGGAGATACTCGCCCCAGTAACGGACGCCAGCTGATTCGCGGTGGGGTTGCTTGGCTACTGCGAGGTCGTTGTCCACCTTCACGCGGTCGAAGAACGCTGCGTCAGCGCGGGTAGGGTCGCACATATATTCCCCGTAGAAGTCCTCGGAATCCTTTTTGAGTAGCTCAATTTTTTCCGCAGGATAGCGGTCCGCCCACGTTGGATTCCCCTCCTCGTCCATAATCGCAATCTTATCAATGACAACACCGGGCTTATTTAAGAACCACTGTATGACGCCCTCCTCCGAGATATAGTTACCATTCACCATCCATGAGCCGTTAGCCGAAAGACCCGCAATAGCCTCGTCAATCCGAAAGATGGTCGACTCCGTCTGCAAGAGGCTTGAGATGCTCTCACGGTCCTCGACGTCGTCAAAGACGAGCCAGTCGGGACGAAATGCACCCTGGAGGTGTCCACGCTGGGTAATACCGATAGTACCTGCAAGGAGTTTCTTAGAACCATAGGCTTCGGTCGTCGTGAAGCTACCCATTGTCTCCTCGCGTTTCTTATTGTTCTTCTCCTTCAAGAACGGATCTCCGTAGACGGATTTGACCGTAATCATCATGTTGTAGATGTCCGTGACCATTTGCTTGGCATTTCCTAAGTTCTTCGTGAGTACCTTTATATACCTGCGGTGGTGCGTCGTGTCATTGAGGAGCATAAAGGCAATAAAGAGCTTCGTGAAAGAGGTCTTCGCGCAACCACGAAAACCAAGGTTGACGTAGCGGGTACGTCCAAAGTACGAGTCCGCCATGTTGTCCATGAACGCATCGTGGAATGGTGCGAGAGAGGAGGTGAAGTATTCAGGGAAGAATACCTGTGCCCAGAACTCAAACTTGAAGTGTATCTCTTGCGGGGTAGATTCCGGGAGTACGGCAAACAGATAGCGACGTTCCGCGTTGGAGCCAGTCTCGAGAACGCCCTTTGCCATTTTAAGGAGTTCGGGGTGGTACTTCTTCGTTAAGTCCATGTGGTTTTAGTATAACATTGACAGAGGGCCGAGACCATTGTCGGGATGTTCAAAAGAGCCCAAAAGCCGACAAAAAAGAAGAAAAAAGTGTTAAATTATGCTTGACGGATTTTACGCTAATATAGATGGAGTTGTTAGCCCACCCCCACAAGGGGGGCAGGGCTTTCAACCCACTATATTAGTAAATTGTTAAATTGTCAACTTGACAAATCATTTTGCATTTCCAAACGGTGGCTTAACCACACCGTGGTTCGCCACGAAAAACCACGCTACAAATCTATCCACTTGTCAAACAACGATATGGCTTAAAATAAGGCTCAATTTTGTCAAATATCAGGGGCTATGTTGAGCGACGATTTGGGATTTATGAGGGTTAGGGTAGCCATTTTCGCCGTGCGGGATCTGTCGTAACTCCTAAATTGCGAGTTATGGGTTCTGGGCTCACTTGACAATGTGAGGGGTGCTTTGTCAAGAGCGAGTTTCAAAAAATTGCGGCGGGTATTTCGCCCCATATAGTATCTAATGGTCGATTATAAAAAAGAACACCCCCCCTCCCCCCTATTCTGTACACAGAACAACGCGCGTGTGATATGGGTACAAACATACCACCCCTATAAAAAGCGCGCTTCAAATCTCATTCTGTGACGTCGCACAATATACATTTTGCGACGTTAAAAGAAACGGCTCTGTTAAGCCGTCAATTTAGACGCTTTTACTCGTTATCGGGTTCAATCACGGTGTAGTCTGCTTTTGGTGCGTCTTGCGTACCGCTTGACAACTCTTGCACTGCGTGTTCTGCTAGGTATTTGCCGAACGCTGAAGCGATAGCATTTGCACCCTCACCCGTCAAAAGCGCACCTTCGCCAGCGTCGGGAACATCGTTCCTTGTGCTGTAGTGTTCACGGCCAAGTGTGGACGCTACGAACTTCGTTGCGTCGTGCTTTATCTTTTTGTCCTCCTTTTCCCACGACTTGCTATTCACGGCCTCCTCCAAATTGGCCTCCGCTTGCGCTAACATTCTTTTGCGTCGCTCCTCCGCTTGTAAGGTGTTATATTTTTCGAGCACCCGCGCGCGCTCCGCTTCAAACTCCCTCCATTGTCTCGACCTGTAGAGACCCTTGTGCGAGTAGCTCGACGAGAAGCCTGCCAGAATCCCGCTGTCTTTTACGCTGTCAAATGTCGGGCTGGCTGGGTTCGTGTAGTATTCCCACGCCAAAAGCATTTTCTGCGACGGTAGTTTTTTCGTGTTTGCCATATTTCCATTATATCATTTTTCTCTTGCTACACTTTACATTGTAAAGCTCCTTTTCACTTATCCACAGTTATCCACATTATACGCTTGACAAGTTTTACCATTTTGCTATACTCGAGACAGGTAAGATATTTACAAGGTAAACACACAGACAATATGCAAAGTTACGGGAAAGACATTCTGAGAGAGCGCAAGGCACGCAAAAGGCGCGAGACGTTGCGCGCGGTTCTCATTATCATTGCACTGCTCGCTCTTCTCTTTGCCTACGGACTTCTCGGAACACTAGAGACGTGCACGCAAGGACTACGGGCGTGTTAATTAATAAAATCACTATGACAGACTACAACAAACAAGCCGAGGACTTTCTGCGCGATACGGGCTCAACGCTCGATATTGTGCGCATCCCGCTACTCGTGCAAAAGGAGCCTGAGCACTGGGGCGACGCGACGCACGGATACGAGTACCGCGTGAAGCTCACGAGGGGCGGCAAGAGCTATACGTTCTCATTTTGGGACAGCGTGCACAACAAAGAAAACGGCAAGCGACCGAGCCACTACGACGTTCTTGCGTGCCTTGACACCTACATAGACGATAGCGTTTCGCTCGCGGACTTTATGAGCGAATACGGATATGAAGTAAAGGACGTGGAGCGCGCACAGAAAACACTTGCACTGGTGCAAGAACAGACGCGCAAGCTCAGGGAGTTATACTCAGAGGAGGAGCTAGAACGTTTACGCGATATCGTGTAACACCTACCACAGTTGCACGATAAACTAACCAAACAACACTATGAACAAGGAAAAAATCAAATGCCCGCTATGTGGGGCAGATGCAGAATATCGAGAACAAAAGAAAGACTACACCTATACAGGGGGCACGGTAACTCATTTATGGGTTTGTGATGATTGCCCGTTTGTCGGGTTTGAATACTACGACGCGACAGACGCAGAGGCAATTAAAGAAGCACTAGACTGAACAAAACTATGAAACATTACAAGGAGATCCAAACGAGAGACGAGGCGAGGCAATACGCTATTGAATGGCAACAGTGGGCGAGCGAACAGGGCTTGTCTTATGGAGAGCTTGCCGAGTGGCGGGCAATCCTAGCGGAGCTTGCCGAGCGGTTCGACTTAACAGACGGGTTTCGAGAAAACGGAATCATATAGACAACTATGCACTACAGGAAAAAATATGCGTGCGACGTATGCAGCGAGTCACCAGCACGCAAAACAAGCGGACAAGGGCAGTGGGACAAAATATATCTGTGCAAGAAGCATAAAAAAGACGGGGCGGGGAACATAAACACACGACAACAATGAAACTATACGACAACAAAGGTAAAACAATCGACCGCTATACAGTCATCATTAACAGGGACGCTTACACAATGAGCGAAAATCCGCTCTCACCACAGGGCGTGAATATGTGGCTGTGTCGAGCCGAGGAGCTGAACACGGACGGGAGCGAGGCGATTGACTTGCGTGAGGCACCTATAGACGTGCTCGTGGCAAGTATAAAGAGGTTTGAAAGCGAAATAGCAGACATTGAGAGCGACTACTAGAGCGCAACGTGCGCTCTACTGACTACAAACCGGTTTGTAACCAGTAGAGTGTACATTGACAAAAGAAAAGGGACACGATCCGCGACGCTTGCGCCTTTATTGGTGTACGTTACGCGCGCGGGGCGTGTTGCAGATCTTAACCGGAAAATAAACTCATAACGTATGAAACTATACGCAAAAACAACAAGCGAGCGCGCGAGCAAGGGTCAAGGAGGGAATGAGTATTTAGAAACGCTGTACCACATAACCGACGCAACAACCCCACAAGCGCGCGTGAGAGTGATAAATGATGATCCGATGATGGGGTTAATTTATTTTAGTGTAGAGGAATACCATTTTGGCGCGTGGAGGGTAGTATATAACCAAACGTACTATACAAACGTGTCAGAAACAGAAACAAAAGGCAAAAAGTAAAAGACTGCACAAGCAGTGAAAAACAAAAAGCCGTTACTATAACAAAGTAGCGGTTTTTTTGTGTCTAGGCGACCACGAAAAACAGAGCGAAAAGGCGCAACTCACTATACTGCACGCAGAAACCAAAAGTCAGGTGGGTCATCCGAACATTTTATAGAAGAACCGAGAAAAACAGAGCGAAAAGGCGCAACTCACTTTGACACATTTTACATATATATGATAGAATGTGGGCGTTTATTATGGGCATAAGGATTATCTAATATGTACGACATCAAACGATACATCCGCATAGCAGATATGCGATACCACGACAAGCTCTCACTCCAGGCTATCGGCGACAAAGAAGGACTCACTCGCGAGCGTGTCAGGCAGATCCTAAACGAAGGCAGAAAGCTCGACCCAGCGCTCGAGACCGCAAAGCGCGAGATGAAGAAGCGAAAGAAGGAAGCAGAAGACGGCACGCGCGCAAGGCAGATGGCGCACCTCAGATATCGCGAGGGGCTCAGTCACAAAGCAATCGGCAAGCGGTACGGTCTCACACGTCAGAGGGTCTTTCAGATATTAAAGGAACTTGCGCACGAAGATGCTTTACAGGCAGAGGCAAGGGTTGCGAAGGGTGTTATCCACAGCTAAATTAACGGTAGAGAAAGTGCGCGTGGTATGATTACGTCATGCAATCAAATAGTTCAGATAAGGCTTACGCGCACGACTGGCTCCGACGTCGAGGTATCACAGACAGCGTTATCAAACTATTTGCACTACAATGGTTCGAGCACCCCGTTATTGGCGGTTGCATTAAAATACCAACTGGTGCTGGCTTTTCAAAGTATCGCAGGAACCCTCTCCAAGATCAGAAACCAAAGTACCTCTACGACAAAGGCTCCAAAGTCACGCTCTTTGGATTAGACAAACTCACAGGCAACGAGAAAGAAATCGTCGTAACAGAAGGCGAGCTCGACGCGCTCGTCCTCTGGAGCCAAAACATCCCCGCAGTGTCATCCACTGGCGGGGCTTTGTCGTTTCAGGAGGAGTGGAGGGACGTACTACCGAAGAGCGCCACGTACTACGTTGCCTTTGACAATGACGAGGCAGGTGCAGAGGGTATGGTGAAGACAAGGAAGATCCTCGGACCAGACACCCGTATCGTCATCATCCCCAAAGTTGCAGACGACAAGGATATCTCGGACTTCGTGGCGCGAGGTGGTACGTTTCGAGGACTTATGGATGGCGCGAAAGCATACGCTGACGCAAGCGAGGTCGAGGAGGATATGAAAATCAGGCAACAGGTTTGGCTCTCGACCGCATTTCACCAGAAGTTTCTTGACTCAGTCAGGGAAAAAGCGCAGCGCGCGACTCCAACTCGGTCCACACCTCTCCCTACTGACGAAGTCTTACGAGCTCGTGCATACCCTATGACAAACCTCCTTAACTTTTCTTACGCGAACAAGGCGGTTTGTCCCTTCCACAAGGAGAAGACACCGAGCTTGCATTATTACAGTGAGGATAACCGAGCGTACTGCTTTGGTGCGTGCGGTCGTGGGTACGACGCGATTGACCTCTACCGAAACGCTCACCCGCACCTCTCCTTCAGGGACGCGGTCAATGAGATTAACAAATTACAATGACCCTCAAAGAGCTCAAAGCAAAACTCAAACAATACCTCTACATCGAAGACGGAGGCGTCGTAGATATTGTCCTTGCTTCTGCTCTTGCGAACATCAAAGTTGTTGACCACCCCGTCTGGCTCGTCGTCGTCGGCGCACCATCCTCAGGTAAGACGCAGGTGCTTATACCCCTCGACCACGCGCAACCCTCTGGCGACAAGACTATCCACAAGGTTACGGACCTCACTCCAAACACCTTCCTCTCTGGTGCAAAGACCAAGGACTACGACCCCTCACTCCTCACTCGGATCGGCGAGAACCCTGGCATCTTACTCTTCCCGGACCTCACCTCGCTCTTCAGTAAGGACACGCAGGTGCTTCAAGAAGTGCTTGGGCAACTGCGCCACATCTACGACGGCTACCTCGTGAAGCACACGGGCAACGGCTTGCCCCTCGAGTGGAACGGCAGGCTTGGCATCCTCGCTGCGTCAACCGCAAGCATCTACAAGCACTTTGAGGATATGGCGGATATGGGTGAGCGGTTCCTCTATTACCGCATGAAACCCTTTGACAAGGACAAGGCGATGGAGACCGCGATGCACCGCAAGCTCTCAGGCAAATCACTTGACGCTGCGATAGGCGGACTCTACCACGACTACATCACAGCGGTTGCCTCTGGCGTCACAACCATTCCAACGATGCACGAGGAGGACAACCATGCGATCTCAGAGATGGCGAAGATTGCGGCGGTCATCAGGACGCCTGTGAGCATCGACAAGTTTTCGGGACTCGTCGACCGCATACCTGAGTCTGAGATGCCGATGAGAACGGGTCTTCAGCTCCGCACCCTTGCGACCGGAATGATGATAATGAATATGCACGAGCACGGCACGTCACGCTTGACAGACGAGAACCTTTGTGCCCTTGAGTGGTGCGCGTTCTCCCTTGCAAGTGACGAGCGGAGAGCCACACTGAAGACGCTCGCCACCTACGCGCAGGGTGCGACTGCGTCGTCAATCGGTCAGACGATGAAGCTCCCGACTAAGACTGCCGAGCGAGGACTCGATCAGCTCCACGCACTTGGACTCGTCACGAAGACCTCGAGCGGGAACCTTGAGATGTGGAGGCTCGTTGATGATAAGCTGAAAGAGGCGATTGTCAGGGCGTTCGACGTCATTGAGCTCGATGGCGCGCTCGACGTTGAGAACGATTACTCGGATTTGGTAGAGCAGTTTTAATATGGAACTTAGACCACACCAAGAGCGCATAGTCAAGGCGAACCCGTCGAAAGCCCTCCTCGTCCACGAGATGCGCACCGGCAAGTCGCTCATCGCAAAGCTCTGGAGTGAGCACCCTGACAGGAACAGGAACGCTATCGTTATTTGTATGAAGGCGAACAAGAAGAGCTGGGAGGAACTTTGCCCAAGTGCGACTGTCTACACCAAGGAGGAGTTTAAGAAGCACCATAAGAGCATCGTCGCACCAACCGCCATCGTCGTTGACGAGGCGCACAACTTCGCCTCACCCCTCTTCATTGCCAAGCGCCGTAGTCAACTCGCGGAGTCGCTCTACAACGTACTGAAGAAGTACCCAGAGACGCACCTCTTGCTTCTCACCGCAACGCCACTGACCAATGACCCGGCCTCGCTCCACACCCTCCTCACTTATCTTGGTCACTACATACCCTGGAAGGAGGTCTACCAGCCGATGTTCTACGAACTTCAGCACAAGCCCTTCTTGCCTCGCGCGGCGTGGTTTCCGAAGGAGGGTTGGCGTGGAAAGGCAAACGAAATCCTGCGCAAGTACGCGGACATCGTCTCGCTCGCCGACTGCGTGGACTACCTGCCACCCGTGACCAGCGAGGTGATTAGGGTGAAGAGCGATAAGCGCGTGTACGCAGACGACGAGGAGTACCACTGGACAAAGGATCACATCCACGAGCAGAAGAACAAGCCAGCAGTCATCCGTGAGCTTGGTGCGGGCCACCGCAAGCTCGTCGTTGTCTGCCACTACACCGAACAGATTGACACGTTCGCAAAGCAACTCGCAAAAGATAAGCCTGTCTTCGTACTTGACGGACGCACGAAAGACCAGGGTGATATTATTAAGCAAGCGCAAGAGTCCGAGGACTGCTTCTTTATTGTGCAGGCGAAGATGGGTGTGGGGTGGGACGGCTATATGTTCGGGGCTATGGTCTTCGCATCCTTTGACCACCGCGTTATTAGTCACACGCAGATGGTGGGGCGTCTCACCTCTGTCGACAATCCTCGTCCCCGCGTGTACTACTACCTCGTTGCTGGCAGATGGGACAAGCTCATCTACGAGTCTGTGATGGCTGGCGAGGACTTTAATCCACATAAATATGACAAAACTACCCGACCTACCACGTAAGAACAAGCGCCTTGAGGCAAAGCACGGCCAGGCTGTCGCGCTCTGGCTCTGGAAGCACCACCCTCACAAAAATTGGGCGATGGAGGCGAAGGTGAAGGGGGGCAGACTGCTCAAGCATCAAAAAGTCGCGCTCCGCAAGGTGGAGGACGGTAAGTTTCCACCGCAGAAGATACCGGACATGGGTCGGCAGAACCCCTTTGATTACTATTGCCTAGGTGACGCCGACGCTATTGTCTGCGTCATCGACGTGGACAAGCGCAGGGTCCACTGCGAGGTGAACGACGGGGTGACGAAGTACGACTTCAGACTACCAACAAAAAAAGCACCATAAGGTGCTCTTTTTATGTGGATGAACGTGTAATTTAGAAGGGCTCGCCCTGCGGAACTGCGTCTTCCTCTGTTCCTGACTCGTCTGACCACTCATCTTTCTTGCTTGGGTTCGATGATTCGTGGTCAAGCTCTGCAACCGTTGGGTTTCCTTCGTTCTCTGGTAGGTTCTTGCCATAGTAGCCGAAGATTTTTGTTGCACTAAAGCCCTTGGTCTTCGCTGGCTGGAGTTGGTCGAGCACCACTGTGAGCGGGTCGCCGATTCGGAGGTGGTCAGTTTTCGCGAGGATGAAGTCGCGTCGCTTGATTCCCACGTTGATAAGCTCACCGTTCGTCTGCTCAATGGTGATTCCACGCTGTGCTGGGTATTGACCCTCAGCGTCTCGGAAGAAGGCGTCACGAATGAAGCCTTGTACCTTGTCACCTTGTTTTTCAAACTTTGCCCAGTTGCTCCACGCAAGGTCGCGAGGGCGAGTGAGCGAATCTTTCTCGTAATTGTCAAAATTATATGTTGCTTTTGTCATTTGCTTATTGCTTAATAAATCATCCACCTATCAAGTATATCACGGGATAACTGAGAAATGTCTATGGTATACTGTTGATAATGAGTGGACAACTCACCCTCCCCAAAAAGTATCTCTCGTACTCAGCCCTGACGCTCTGGAAGCGCGACAAGCGCGCGTTTCGTCGTCGCTACTATGAAGGCATCGCGATGCCCGATACACCCTACACCCTCTTCGGTCGCGAGATAGCTGAAGAGCTCGAGAAGCGCGAGGCGCTCAGTCACATCCCCCGCTACTCTGTCCCTGAGTACAAGTGCGAGGTCGAGATTGACGGCGTACCGGTGCTTGGCTACCTCGACTCCTTTGACCCCGACACCAACAGCATCATGGAGTTTAAGACGGGCATCAAGACGCCAAGCGGCAAGCCTCGCTGGACCAAGCTCGAAGTCGCAAAGCATGAGCAACTCCCCTTCTACTCGATGCTCGTCGAGGAGAAACACGGTAAGGTAGATCCTGTTGTGACGCTCGTCTGGCTCGAGACGGCGTGGGTTGAGCGTGAGAAGACGCACTTCGCAGAAGCACTTGATATGATGCTCTCCTCAACGTATCGCGTCCTTGAGCTCACGGGACACTCTGAGACCTTTACTCGGCGCATTGCAAAGTGGGAGCGCGACCGTATGCGCGAGTGGGTCAGGACGGCGTCCAAAGAGATCGCCGAGGATTATGCTGAGTACCAAAAGTTATCCCCACCTACCCCCATTGTTGACTCCAAAAATGCGTGATATTCTGAGCATATTAGTAACGGGGTTCGATAACCAACAAGCAATATGCAAGAAACATTACTGGAAGAGTACGCAACAATACGTGCGCAGATGAAGTCGCTTGAGGCGATTGAGAGTGCGCTACGTAGGGAGATATTTATTACCATGCAAGCTGAAGGCGTGGATAATCTTGAGCGTTCGTTCGGCAAGTTCGTGGTGTCCAAAGGTCGACCAAAGTGGGAGTATTCACCGGCTCTTGAGCGCAGAATTGAGAACATTATGATAGCGAAGATTCGCGAGCAGGAGAAGGGCGTCGCAAAGGAAATCCCAGGCGAGGCGCACCTACGGTTCGTAATGCCAAGCGATAAGGACACACAGATATGACATACCCAACACTTAAAGTAGGCAACACGCACTGGCTCGTCGAGGCGGTCCACAATCTCACAATGACAAGCGACAGCGAGGGTCAGGCGCACCACTCAGCAGGGGTGATCTGTATCCACGAGGGACTTCCTCATGAGCGTGCGCGCCAAGTCCTTATTCACGAGATACTCCACGTCTGTGCTGACTTCGCGGGGATAGGTGGGGAGGAACGCCTCAGTGAGGAGGAGTACGTCTCACGTATCGCGCCTGCGCTCACGATGATCCTCATGGACAATCCGTGGGTCGTGAACAAACCGATGCAGACGAACCTGAGTCTCCGCCAGAAATTAGACGCGCTAAGCGAACAAGAGAGTCGATCATGACCCGCCGCAAAGAACTAGAACGCCTCCTTCTGAAGGGGTATAAGGCTCTTCAAATCACCTCAAACCGCACGAGCCAGAACGTGACAGAGCGTCTTACACAAGCTGAGTGTGCAGAACTCCTCGCAAGCTACGTTGATACACACCTACCGACGGGCAAGAAGTGCGCGTGTGGGAAGGAGATACGGGGAAAGAGGGTGAAGTGGTGCAGTGATAGGTGTGAGAGATTAACTAATAAAAAGATATGAACACAAAAACAATATCATTGAGGAACGGAGACTGGTCGTTAAAGCCAGTCAAAACAAAGCTCACAGCGAACACCGAAAAGCATACAGGCTCATACACGTTCGCTGAGGGAGAGGCAACAAATCACTTCCACACGATTGTTGCTGAGAAACCAGCAGATTTTGACATCGCGAAAACAGAAGACGGCTCCTACATTCTTGCGGTTAAGAGTCCGGTCAAAATAACACACCCCGAACATTCGCTGAAAAACGACCTTGTGGTGGCGCCTGGAACATATCGCCTGTATCGCCGTCGCGAAAAGGACTGGTTCACGCTCGCAACAAGGAAAGTAATTGACTAGTTATGATAACGAAACTCTCAAAGAAACAAATTGAAGCTATCCCCGCTCACGTCGAGAAGTGGGTAGACTGGGCGCTTCACAACCCGTCTCGCTCGGACGCCGAGATCGAGAAGAATTACCAAGCAATTTACGAAGACCTTGGACTCGGAAAGCCGCGTGTGCTTGTTGCCCGAACCGTTAAAGAATTTATTGCGCAGGTTGGGTCGCAGGTTGGGTCGCAGGTTTGGTCGCAGGTTGATTCGCAGGTTAGGTCGCAGATTAGGTCGCAGGTTTGGTCGCAGGTTTGGTCGCAGGTTTGGTCGCAGGTTTGGTCGCAGGTTGGGTCGCAGGTTGGGTCGCAGGTTGATTCGCAGGTTTGGTCGCAGGTTTACTATTTCGCGGACTACATCGCATACGGCGACTATTTTTTTACCCACAACCTCATCAACTGTCCCGAGGTCAAAGCTAGCTTCTATCGCTACGCAGGCCTCATTTCTGACGCGGCAATGGCTTTCTGGGGAAATGACACTGTTGTTGTGCTCACTAAACCAACGGTCAAGACAAACGGCACCGCACTGCACTCAGAAACGAGTCCCGCACTGTCGTGGGGGGAGGAGGAGTACTACTACCTCAACGGAGTCGAGTTTCCAAAAGAGCTATGGGAGCGAGTTGTAAAGGCCGAAGCCGAGGGAGGGCTGTCATTCTCTGAGCGCCTACAAATCGAGGATATAGACCAGCGTACGCAAGCGATCAATCCCAAGTACACCGATATTGACGCATTTCTCAGGGAAGCGAAAGGAGCATTACTTGATGAGGTGACGAAGCTCGACATTGAAGGAAACCCCGTTAATTACAAGCTCTATAAGTTTCCAGCTGGTGAGATTTTTCAGGAAGACGCTTACTACTGCTATTTTGACTGCCCCTCAACGAGAAAGAAGCACCTAGAGGGCGTTGAGGTGAGCAAAACGGTCGCTGAGGCAATGGCGTGGGCGGAAAGTGACGAGACGCTCGGAATCGCGGTGACGCCAGAGGAGTGGAGCCTGAGGGTGCCATTACTACACGAGAATTGAGACTATGAAAACCTAAACACTATGACAACACTTAAAGCCAAGCGGGAGAAATCTGAGCAGATTATAAGGGAAAAAACGGGAGCACAAGAAATCCACGTTTGTATGGCAGACGATATGCACCCGTACAATTGTAACGGGATGTATGGCGGAAACTGCATACACTGTGAAGGTGTCGTGGAAGATGGACACGACCCAAACAGCTGCGCTCTTTGTAATTGGAATAAAGAATAAACCACTGATATGGAACAAATAATTGGAGTCTTCAGTTTACTGGTGCTGTATGCAGGAATCAGTTTGCTGATAGGTAAGCCAGAGTCTGAGAGCGGTTGGGAAGATAAGGAAGATTAATAACACTATGACAACAATTAAAGAAGCACAGGAGAGAGGGGGGTGGAGAGAGGATTTTAACCAGAAGTTTGCAAGGGCTAAAACGAGCGGCGGATTTCTTAGTAACGAGCTTCCCCGCGTAGATGATTATTACCCAGAACGAGAAAGGATAAAATCTTTCATCTCAACCCTCATAGAACAAACCATTAAAGAGGAGAGGGAGAGGGTTGTAGAAGAAATGCACCGCATTTTCCCCGTGCCTAATATGCAACACGCAGAACTGTGGCCACACGATGAACAGGTGCGCTGGGCTGGTATAGGCGAGGTGATGGTCAAATTACAAGCCCTCAACCAAGACCAGTAATACAAAACGATATGAAGAAAAAGAAAATGACACTGCTTTTTAAGCCCACGTTTAAGGTTGACGTTACAGATTGGTATGCAGATGAGAGACTTACACCCCAAGAGAGGGAAAAGCGTTTACGTGAGGATTTTTCCGACTTTTCGGTTTTTATGCAACACGCAGAGTACTCAGCATTAGAGGGGGTTGATATTCAAATCACTAACGAACCTAAGTAACACCTAAACAACTATGAAACTAGACGGAGAAAAAATTACTTTTGTGAATGAGGGCGCAGACCTTGAACCGTGGCCGCCCCACCGCACCTTCGAGTCAGGGGCTATAAGAGACTCGGAAGAGGGCAAGCCGGATATGGTCGAGACGACGAGCACGTACGCTGACTGGCGCTACACGCAGTATATGACCGCAAAGAAAGAGAAGTATGGCGAGGGTAATTTTAAAAAGGGAATTCCACGGCTCTCTTACTTGAAATCTCTACGCCGTCACGTTACGAGACTCCAAGCGCTCTATGAGTGCGAAACGCTCGGACTGCCGGTTGCTCCGTGGATGGAACCGAACGAGGATCACGCCGCCGCTATCAGGTTCAACGTAGACGGTTGGATGCACGAGGAGGAGGTGGAGAAAGCGAGAAACCAAAAACGGACCAATGAGTAGGATTACCCACTACAACCGCCTTTTCTATAATGAATCCCTTGAAGACGCGCATTTTGATATGCGCAAACAGCGATACAAGCTGGACCTTGCCATTTGTGACGCTGAGACGCTCATCTCAGACGAGGATCCCACGCACTTCCAGACGTCAGACGACCACGCACGTCGCGCGATGGAGCGGGTACAGAATGAGCTTGCAGAGTTCGAGCGCCTCCAGGAGGATTACGAATGGATGAGAGCCTACGCCTTTAGTAAGTAACAAAAAAGCACCCCGGAAGAGGTGTTTTTTGCTTTAGGAAGAGGTGTTTTTTGCTTTAGGCAGACGCACCGGATGAACTTATTTCTAGGCTCCATCCGAAAAATCCTAGTACCTTTCGGTACTCTTTTATAATATCACAGGTTGGTATCTGTTATCCCCAACTTATTGTGTATAACGGAGGTAGGAGCCATTTTTGTACGCGCCCCATATCCCCCACCCCGAGCGTTGCCACAGCTCATAAGCCGTTTGTACGTTGTAGGCTGGATCTAAAAGCCTTTCAGGTACGCTTTCATGTACACATGCAACCTGAAACAGTCCTATTGATCCCTGACACACCGGATTGTGGTTTCTGTCGTAGTGCCACTCAGGATTGATTGCACCTGCGTCGCCCTCACTCTCAGCCATCATCACCGCGTAGGCCACGTTCACGTCCCAGTCGTACTGAGCAATGAGCGCGTAGAGGTTCGGCTCAGCGTGAGTCGCCTCAAACACAGGCTCGGGATAGTCTGTATGGACTACTTCGCTCTCGTAGCAGACGTACTCTGTACCTGTGAGTGGTGCAAAGCCGTTGAATATGAGGACGCTCACCACTGTGATAAGTCCTATTTGTAGGTTTCGTAAAATATGTCTGAACTATTTACGTCCATTCTGTCGTGGTCTGAGTTTCAGTAGCGCACTAAGGAATGCTCGGATTCGAACCGAGAACCGCTCCATGCGGTAGGTCATTCCGTGAATGAGGGGTTTGAACGTACCCCTCGAACGTATTACTTAAAAGAGCTAGAGAATGTCGGTTGCGATGCCCCTTGTGAGGGCTTCTTCTGCCGTCATCCATGTGTCTGTCGACATTATCTCGGCAATCTCCTCGTGGGAGAGCCCGAGGCGTCCTGCGATGTCTGCGTTGATTCTGTTCTGCACACGCCTCAGAAGCGTTGCTTGCGCTTCCAGGTCGTGGAGCGTCTGGCGGTTCGTGCCCGTCGTCGTTATGGCGAGCGAGTGGAACATAATCCACGCGCTTGCCCCGATGATGCGCGTGTCGCCGTAGCTCCAGAGCATAGCGCAGGCTGAGGCGCACATCCCCGTTGCATAGCTCACTATCTCAACGCCTGACTTTTGAAGGAGCCTGAGGTCGTCAATCATTGAGAGCGTTGGGAAGAGTGCACCCCCTCCGTTCGAGAGATGAAGCTCCAAAGTGGTTGCTTCTTCTCCAAGGAGGAACTGCGTGAAGCGCCTGAATTCGAATGCGTGGGTCTGGGTGAACCCGTCGAACTGCACCCATCTGCCCGTCTTTTCGCTTGCGTCCCACGTTGCTTGAGTGTGCGCCACTGGATTCACCTCCT